ATGACCAGTTTCGCTCTCGCCGATCTGCAGAAGTTGTTAACCCCGCATGTACCGCTGGGCAAGTCACGCGTTGAGACGCTCTGCCTGCTCGTACTGGGTATGATCAGCGCCCGCACTGTCAACCTGACCCATATTGCTGCAGAGCGGCCCGCTCGCGCAAAAGTTGCGTCAACCTACCGCCGTCTGCAACGTTTCTTTCAACATATGATCTTGCCCGAAGACTGGAGTGTTGGCATCGTCATGGCGCTGATCGGCAATCCTGATCGTTGGTACCTGTGTCTTGATCGAACCAACTGGAAGATCGGCAAATCCGATGTCAACGTCCTCGTGTTGGCCGTGGTCACCGAGCGCTACCGCGTTCCCCTCATGTGGACCTTCCTGAACCATTCGGGCAACAGCACGACACAGCAGCGCATTGCCCTGATGCGGCGCTACCTGGCACGCTTCAACGCATCGACCGTGCGCATGTTCCTTGCTGATCGAGAATTCATTGGACAGGAATGGTTCAGGTTTCTCAAGGACGAGAACATTCCGTTCGCAATCCGCGTGAAGGAAGATCATCTCATTGTCGTTGAGGGGCGCGAATACTCGCTGCGGTCTTACCTGTCGCGCTGTAAGGGGGAGCGTGGCTTTACCGCGACCTTTCCCGCCAAGGCGGGTCAACCAGCCCTTGAACTGCACTTCGGCGCACGGCGCATCAAAGGGGGAGAGTTGCTGATCGTGGCCTGTTCCGAGCCGCTTGGCGGATCGCGCATCCTTCGATACTATCGGTGGCGCTGGTTCATCGAATGCATGTTTGCTGATAGCAAAACAAAGGGGCTGAACCTCGAGGATACGAGGATGAAACTCTCCCAAAGGTTGAGCCTTCTGATCGCTATCTCCGCAATCGCGCTCGCCATGGCCTGTCACACAGCATCCAAGCTCATGGGGACAAAATACCCCGCCCGGAAAAAACACGGGTATTGTTCAAAATCCTGGTTCAGGACTGGTTTCGATGAGCTGCGCCGCCGTCTCAAAACAAACGAAACCACCCCGATCTTCGGTACGAAAGTGGCCATCAAAAAACGATTACGGGCGGGAGTCGCGTAGTGTGGCGATGGACCCAATCGCGCAGGGTCTGCCGATCCATACCGCAGCTCTCGGCCGCTTCGGTCCGGCTCTTGCCCTCAAAAACCTGCGCCAGCGCCAGCATCCGGCGCGAGGCCCGTGCGTCCTTCACCCGCGCCGCCTCCCGCCGCAGGCCGAAAGTTCCGTTCGCGTAATCTCGACTGCCATGATTGTCCTCCTTGCTTCGCAAGAAGTGAATCACAGGCGGGCCAAAATGGGAATCGCCCACCGAGTCAAAGTCCCATGCCGTTGGTATGAGGGTCTTTTTGCGCCAACTGATTTGGCTGGTCTGCCGAACCTGCATGATCGTAGACACCGAGTGCCAATGCGGCGGAAAGCTCGAAAGCGCTTGACCTAAACGCGCCGAATAGAGAAGGACGGACTACTCGATCACGCCATCGAGGCGCGCCCGGTCTGGAAGCCGATGCACTTCCAGCCGCTCTACGGAGCTATAGCTGAAAGTTGGTGATGGCCCCTGAGGGGCGGCATATCATGGCGGTGTTCAGAACGCCGTCAATTCTCCTGAGAGAAAGGGATATGCCACATGACGAAGACTACCCTCGCAGCTTTGCCTGATCCACATGGATTTTCATCTGATCCGCTGACGGACGTGCTGCGCGCCGGGGCGCGAGAGCTGATCCAGCAGGCGGTTGAGGCCGAATTGGCCGCGTTGCTCGATGCTCATGGCCGTGAGACCACCGAAGACGGTCGGGCGCGGCTTGTCCGCCACGGGCACTTGCCGGAACGTGAGGTGATGACCGGGATCGGTCCTGTGGCCGTAAAGGTGCCCCGGGTGCGAGATCGTGGCGGGGAGGCCGAGAAGATCCGGTTCACCTCATCGATCCTGCCGCCCTATCTGCGCAAGGCCAAATTCATCGAGGAGCTTCTGCCCTGGCTGTATCTGAAGGGGATTTCCACGGGTGATTTCCAGGAAGCGCTGGCGGCCCTGCTTGGCCCCAATGCCGCCGGGCTGTCTTCGACCACGATCTCGCGGCTCAAGGCTGACTGGTGGGATGAATACGAACGCTGGCAACGGCGCGATCTGAGCGCGCGGCGGTTCGTCTACATCTGGGCGGATGGCGTCTATTTCCGGCCCCGAATGGCCGAGGAAAAACAATGCGTTCTGGTGCTGATCGGAGCGGATGAGTGGGGCCGCAAAGAGATCATCGGTTTGGCCGACGGCTATCGTGAAAGCACCCAAAGCTGGCGCGAATTGCTCCTTGATTTGCAGCGACGCGGGCTCACCCATGTGCCTGACCTGGCCATTGGCGATGGCGCCCTGGGCTTCTGGAATGCTCTGCGCGAGGTCTTTGGCGCGACGAAAGAGCAGCGCTGCTGGTTCCACAAAACAGGTAACGTGCTGAACGCAATGCCGAAGTCGGTTCAGGCCAAGGCAAAAGGTCATCTGCACGACATCTGGCAGGCTGAAACGCGGGTGGATGCCGCAGCCGCCTTTGACTTCTTCGTCGCGACATATGGTGTGAAATACGACAAGGCGGTCGCCAAACTGGTCAAGGATCGTGAGGTGCTGCTCAGCTTCTATGACTTCCCCGCGGAACACTGGAAGCATATCCGGACCTCAAACCCGATCGAGAGCATCTTCGCGACCGTCCGCCACCGCACCGGCAAGACCAGGGGCTGTCTGAGCCGGAAAACCGGCCTCGCCATGGCCTTCCGCCTGATGATGTCTGCCCAGACCAAATGGCGAAAACTCGACGGCGCCAATCGGCTGCCCGAGATCGTTCAGGGGATTGCGTTCAAGGACGGGATCAAGCAACTTCAAGCCGCCGCCTGATCAAGCCGTCACCAACTTTCGGGCATTGCTCGCTCTACGCCGGCGTCCCCTATCATGGCACGGGCATCGACGAGCGCCTCTTTGAGGCCGGGCTCTGCCTGCCCTCGGGCTCCGACATGAGCGATGCCCAGCAGGACGACGTCATCGGGCATGTAGCGTGCGCGCTCGAAAACGCGGGCTGAGGCCCGTCGACATTTTCACGGCGCCATATTTCCGAGAGTGCGCAGTGTTCCGCGTCAGTTGCGGGCGAAGTAGCCTTAGCCGAGCGTCCCTCCATTCACCCCACCTTCGCGCCCCAGAAGGACGTGTGATCCGCCGCGAAATACCCATCTTGAGCGCGGAAATACCCCTGCAGCTCGACGGTATCGCCGGCCGTCAGTGGCACCATGGTCTGCAGCCAGATGGCGGTGGCGAGCGAAACATGGGTGGCCGAACTCTCGCCAAAGGAGCCCCGGATTTCGGTCGAACCGTTCAACACGAGCCGCCCGCGCATGCGCGCGGAGGTGCTGGCATTGACCTTGTAGAGCAGCGTCGCGCCGAAGAGGTAGGTGCCGTCGACGGGTGCTGTGAAGAGGCCGGTCCCGGCGTCGAATGCGCCCTGGTCGTTGTAGTCGGTGTTGTTGAGGCCGATCTTCGTCCAGGTCCCGACGCCAACATAGTTGTCGTAGTTCGTGTACGCCTTGAACCGCGGCAACCGGGGCTGGTCGACGATGCCATTGGCGTTGTCGACGCTCAACCCGTCGAAGAAGGTGCTGCCGTCGGCGGAGACCGCGAGCCGGAAGCGGTCCGAGCCGAAGAGGCCGACCAGCGCCTTGGTCACGAAGCCGGTCTGCAAGGTCAGCCCGAGATCGTCGCCTGCGGCCTCCTTGTTTAGCTGCAAGAAGAGATCGCCGGTGCCTCCCTCGGCGATGGTCCTGGCTGTCCACAGCGCTGCATTCAGCTTGGCCGAGAACGGGTTCGAGGCGTCTGCGGTCGTGCCCAACCCGAGCTGCGCAAGGTTCTGCAGAGAAGATGGGGTTGTGCCGACCCAGCCAGTACCGTCGTAGACCAGCAGCAGAGCCTCGTCCTCGATCCATGCCCGCCAGCCGGTCCGCGGCGGCAGGCGCAGCCAGGCGCCATCGGTCCAGAGCGCAACGTTCAGATCCCAGCCCGCCCAGTCGCCCGTCGCGGCCGAGCCGACGATGTATCGGTCGCCATCGGCCGGGCTGCTGGGTGGCGCGGTCACGTCACAGTCGAGGACCGAGAGCTGCACGAGGCCGTCGAGCAGCCGCAGCGCCTCGTTGTGGGTGACGTGCTTCTGGGCCTGTGCAGCCAGGAGGTAGGGCAACAGCAGGTTCGTGGTGGCGTCGGCCATGATGTATCCTTCAGAAGGTCAGCGTGAGTGTCTTGGGCGCGCCCCGCCCGACGAGGGCGGAGAGCTGGAAGATGCGGATATCGAGCGTGTCGCCGGGGCCGAGCAGCGCACCCCAATCCGCCGTTTGCTCGGCGGCCGAGTAAATCACACTGGTCGTGGTAGTGGTCAGCGTACGCTCGACCGCAGCGCCATCGAGGATATCGACCTCATAGGCTTCAACCTCCTCGATCAGCGGCACCTCCACTGCGCCCCAGCTGTCGGCCGCGAGAGCCCGGGACCGACGTGTCCAGCGGATGGTCAGATCGCCGGGCGTGCGCGGCGTGCGCCACGGCTGCTCGACATGTGCGACGGAAAACGGCCGCAGCCCCACGCCCGCGGGCGTGAAGGCCTGCGCCATGTAGGTCTCGTCGCTGGCCGGGTGGCTGGCCGGGCCGATGCGCCAGTTCCAGGGAAGCCCGAGATCGGCCTCGGCGATCGGCAGCGCCGCCAGCGCGGTGTCCAGCACCACCACCCGCGCGCCGGCGGGCGCCGGGTCGGCCATGGCGGCCTCAGTGCCGCGCTGGCCGCGCAGCAGGCGCGTCAGGCGATACCGGCCGGGCGCGATGAGCTCGGCCGCGCCGGCCTGCACGATCTCCCAGACGCCAGGTGCGCTCTCGATCGCCAGCGCGTTGGCGCCACCAAAGAGCGTCAGGTCGGTGACGCTCTCGAGCGTGCCCGAGAACAGATCGACCACAGCCGCATTGGCGAGATCGAAGCGCGAGGTCGGCCCCGCGTAGAGGTCCGAGACCAGCGTGCCGATCCGGGCACGCCTGCTGAGGCTGGTGAGCAACTCGAAGCCGTCGGTCGACGGGCTGCGAAACACCGCGATCTCGCCCGGCCACGGCACCGCATAGGCCGCAATGAGCGGCCGGTGCGCCGGCCAGCCGTCGCTGAGCTGCGGCAGGTCCATCAGCACCGCCACGGGCGCGCCGAAGACGACCGCCCTGGATAACGTCGAGGAACGGGCCTGCCCTGGCGGCAGGTCGTAGGCCTCGCGGTCCTGGCGCACCGCCTCGATGCCGCGGGCGTCCGCGTCGGCGATCGAGACGAGGCGGAATTCCACCTCGCGGCCGTCATGGGCAAGCCGGATCGCGTCGGCCGGGTCGAGCGCGAGCCTTGAGGGCGGCAGGCGGAACGCCGCCGTCTCGCGCCCCACCCACGCTTCCATCAGCGCGCGGCGGCAGCCGCGCTCGGCCACCTCGGGCGGGACCGCGACGGGGAAGGACTCCGAGGCGATGCGGGTGGTGTCGACGGTGATCCGCCTTGCCTCGACCTGTGCGGCATCAAAGTCCTCGTCGGCCCGCGCCACCTGCCATTTGAGCGCCTGCGGCAACTCGGTCTCCTGGCCGCGCGTGAGCTCAAGGACGTCGCCCTCGCGCGCGGCGACCAGATCGTCGGGGCTGACGCTCGCCACCGCTGCCCGCCCGCGCATGACGAAGCGGATCACGCCCTCGGTCTCGACGGCATCGAACCCGAAGTGCCGCGCGAGCATGGTGATCGAGGCGCGGGGGCTTTCCAGCGCGCCGATGGCGTAGCCTTCGACCGCGCCCCAGAGGCCGGAGACGTCGATGCGCTCCGCGGGCATCCCGGCGCGCGTGCAGAGGTGGCGCACGAGCGCCGCCAGCGACACCGCGCCCAGCCGCCCCGTCAGCCAGTGGCCGAGCCGCCAGTTCGGCCCGTCCGACCAGACTTCCGCGAGTTCGGGGAAGAACGGATAGGGCCGCGCGTCCCAGGTCCAGGCGGCGCATTCCGGCACCTCGACCATCTGCCCGCCGTAGACGCCGGAGATCGGGTTGTTCGCCGGGGCGCCCCAGAAGAGGTAGGTCGCCTCGAGACAGGCGCGCTGGATGGCGTCGTCGCGCCAGCCGCGCGAGAAGTAGGGAACAAGGCTCTCGGAGGACTTCGGGTCGACGAAGACGTTGGGCTGGTTGGTGCCGCGGTCGATGGCCGGGCAGCCGAGCTCGGTGAACCAGATCGGCTTCGACTGCGGCGTCCACGCCGTCGGTGTCCCGCTTTCCACCCCGTCGGGGCGGTCGTAGTGCTGGTTCGACCACCAGGCGCGCAGATCCTTCGGGCGAAAGACCCACGGCTTGCCGGCGGTGCCATCGGTTATGGGCGTGCGGACCTGCGCCACGCGGTCGGCATCGGAGGCGTAGAACCACTCGAACCCTTCGCCGCCGGCGATGTTGGCCTGCAGGTAGGCGCGGTCATGGATCGCGGACCAGCCCGCCTGCGCGTCGAGATGGTCGAACCCGTCGCGCCAGTCGCTTACGGCCATGTAGTTGTCGATGCCGACGAAATCGACATTGCCGTCCGCCCAGAGCGGGTCAAGATGGAAGAAGACGTCGCCGCTGCCGTCGCCGGGCTGATGCCCGAAATACTCCGACCAGTCGGCCGCGTAGCTGATCTGCGTCCCCGCCCCGAGGATCGAGCGGACGTCGGCGGCGAGATCGCGCAATGCCTGCACCGTCGGGTAGGTGGACGCATCCGAACGGATCGTGGTCAGCCCGCGCAGCTCCGAGCCGATCAGGAAGGCGTCGACCCCGCCGGCGGCGGCGCAGAGATGGGCGTAGTGCAGCACCATGCGCCGCAGACCCCAGTCGCCCGGCGCGCCGGTGAAGGCCACGCTCACGTCGCCCGGATCGGAGGGGATATCGGTGCGCAGGACCCGCACCGTCTGCGCCGGCCAGGACACGGTGCGCGGGGTGACCAGCCAGCGGGTGGTGCCGCTCTCAACGTTGGTCAGGGCCGCGGTGATGGTGAGCGTCACCGTGCCGCCGGTCTGGGTGAGTTCGATCCGCCACGCCTGGCCCGCCTGCGCCGCCGGTGCCCCGCCGGTGACGACGGTGCCGGGCCAGGCGATGGTGGCGTAGTTCTCGTCGGGCGCGGACGTGGCGCTGACGCCCGCGTAAGGCGTCCCCACCGGCCCCGAGGATACCGTGAAGTCCCCCGGCTGCGCCGAGCCAAGGAGCGCCGCGACCTGGGCCCCCGCCGTGGCGGTCTTGTCGACGCTGCCGGCATAGCCCGCCGCTGGCGAACAGGTGATGCGCCCGCGCCAGGGAAGCGCGGGCTGGCCGGCCTCGGCGGCGTTGTCCGAGTACGGGTTCGGCAGGGTATTGCCCGATGGCACGTCCATCAGCAGGAAGGGATAAAAGGTCACGCGCAGCCCGCGCGCCTTCATCTCCCGGATCGCCTGCACGACGGTGAAATCCGCCGGCGTGCCGCCATAGACCGGCCGGTCGTCGTCGTCGCGGCTGACAAGACGGGCCGCGGATCGGCTCACGCCGTTCACGCTCCATGTCTGGGGAAAGGTGCTCTTGACGGCAAGCTCGACGCCGGGCCTGATCTCGCAATCCCCGGCCCGGAGATCGTCGCCGAACCACGCGACGACGAGGCTCACGCTTTCGACCTTCGGCGCCATCGCCTGCAGATGGTCGAGCGCGACAACGAAGTCGGCGGTATCGGAGAGCGCATTGAGGTTCTCCGCGCCCTGCGCCCCGAAGAGCCCGCCAAAAAGCCCGCCGAAGAGCCCCTTGCGAACGCCGGTCGTGGCATAGACGAACTCGCCCGCGGCCGGGATCATGGTGACGGCCTTCACGAGCCCCTCGGCAGTGTCGGGATCCGCGAGCAGCCGGAAGACCTCGAAGGAAAGCTGCGGGATGCGGTTGCCGTAGTCGCCGAGCGGAAGATCCTCGAAGATGACATAGGCCGTTCCGCGACAGGCGGGCGTGGCGCCCGCACCCATCTTCGCGGCGATGAACGGGTCGGGCTCCTGCGCCTCATTGCCCTGATACCACCGCCAGGTGATGCCGGTCATGTCGAGCGGCTTGCCATCGGCCCAGATCCGCCCGATGCCGGTAATCGGTCCTTCGCAAAGCGCCACGGCGAAGCTGGCGGAATAGAGATACTCGATGGTCGTGACCTTGCCGCCCCCGCCGCCACCCTTGCCGCCGCCGCTCGTCGTGACACTGATGTCCTCGCGGAAATCCGTGGCCCAGATGACGTTGCCGCCGATGCGCATGCGGCCGAAGACGCGCGGGATCACCGCGCCTTCGGTCGATGAGGTAATGCGCAGCGTATCGAGCCGCTGCCCTTCGATCCGCTGGCTGGGTGCGAGCGACGAGACGATCCAGCTGTCGACAACCGAGCCGATGCTGGAGCCGACAAAGCCGCCGATGGTCGCGGCGCTGACACCGAGGATGCCGCCGCCGATCGTGCCGCCGATGGCCGATCCGACCGCACCGAGAACAAGCGTTGCCACGGGTCAGACCTCGCGAGGAAAGAGGAAGGCGAAGGCGATGCGCCGGCGCCAGGCATGGGTGAGCGGTTCCTCGATCACGCCGAGCCGCTCGTATGCGTGAAGGAACGCGCCGGGACCGGTGAGGATCCCGACATGTTTTGCGATGGCACGCGGCTTCATGCGGAAGAGGACCAGTGCGCCGGGCGCAGCCACGCCGGGCTCCACCTCGATCATCATGGCGCGCACGCCCTCGGCCAGCACTTCGCGCGGGCCGGTTTCGCCCCAATCTCGGCTGTAGGGTGGGATCGGAAACGGCTCGGGGCCGACGACCTCGCGCCAGACCCCGCGCGCCAGCCCGAGACAGTCGCAGCCAACGCCGCGAAGGCTGGCCTGATCGTGATACGGCGTCCCGAGCCAGGATCGCGCGATGGCGATGACACGCGTGGGGTTGGCGCTGGAAACGACGTTGGTCACAGCACGCCCCCGTCGTGGCCACCGTCCCTGGTGGCGTAGCGCAGGACCGTGTCCTGGCCGGGGATGTGCGGGAAGCCTCGGAAATTGACGGTGTTGGCGAACTTCGCGCTGCAGGTCTCGATCCGCTTGTCGCAGCCGGCGCGGATGATGAAGGCGTCGCCCGCGGCGATGCCCCGCACCGGCGCCTCGAGCAGCGTGATGGTCGCGACGCTGCCCGCCACGTCATGGCCCAGCACCTCCGCCCGGCGCCCGGCGCTCGCGCCGCTGGTCCACTCCACCGTGCCGAAGGTGAACCAGCCGGAGGCAAAGCCGTCGAGCCCCGAGGCGGTAAACGCCCGCTCGCGCAGGAGGTCGATCACCGCGCCCGCGCGCTTGAACGCGGGATCCTCGAGATCGACCCCGCAACGCGCGTCGCCGAGCGCGGCATCGCAGGTCGCCTGGAAGGTCCGCCCGACCGTCTGGCCCAGCACATGCGCGAGGCTGCGCACCTCGGCCACGAAGGCCAACCGCCCGCGCCGGATCTGGCCGATGGCGCCGCGCCGCATCAGCAAGCGCTGGCCCGTGTCGGCCCAGTTCACGCGCCAGACCTCGACCTCGGCGTTGTCCCAGCGGCCGTCGAGGATATCGGTCTCGGTGATGCGCTCCGAGGTCAGCACGCCCGTCGCGTCCTGCGCATCGACCGAGAGATCGGAGCCGAACCGGACCTCCGAGGCGGTCAGTCCGCTCTCGGGCTCGAATTGGGTTCCGTCGAAGCTCAGCGTCCGGTCGTGGTCGGTGAAGCCCAGCGTCACACCATCGGCGCGCGAAATCCGCCAGCACCAGGCGAGCGTGGTGGTGCCCTCAATGAGGTGGGCTTGAAGGGCGGGGGATAGCGTCTTCATCGGCAGGTTCCCGTCATGCGGTCATCGAGATCGGCGATCCATGTGCCCCAGACCCCTGCCGGCACGCTCTCCGCCGAGGGCATCTGCGCGCGTGCGATGGCGTAGCCGAGGCAGCCGGCATCACCGCCATTGCCCGTCGTTGCGACGCAGCCGCCGAGCAGGATCGTCGCTGCGGCCGCGCACCACGGCCCGATTGCCGTCTTCCACCCTCTCGATTGCATCCCTGTCGGCCTCCCTCTCTGCCTGCCTCTGGCCCTCGGCCCGCCACCGGGTGCGCAGCGTCAGCACCGCCAGCACCGCCGCGGCGGCGCCAGTGAGCCAGCGCCCGAGACGGGTGCCGAGCAGCCAGAAGGTCATGCGAACCACCCCTCGATGCAGCGCGCCACCACCATCGCCGGCCCGGCCGCTTCGAGCCGTCGGCGCTCGCCGGCGAGCATCCGGTCGCATGCCGCTTGCCTCTCGATCATGTGCCAGCGCATCTCCTGGCACATGACGTCGCCGCCTGATGCTAGGCAGACGGTGACGATCAGCGACCACAGCATCAGCGCGGCCCCCGAAACCCGCGCTCGACCCGGTCGCGCAGGCCAATGAGGCCGAGCCCGAGGAACACGAGCCCCGCGGGCGACGCGTCGCCGCTGCCGGCGAGCAGCGCGACGAGGCGGGAAATCTCGGAGAGCGGGCCAGTCGCCGGCAGCGCCAGGGACGCGATGCCGGTGAGCATGGCGAGACAGCCCGCCCACCAGGTGAGCGAGTTTGGGCGAAAATAGCGCATGGGGTCAGGTCCTCCGGATCAGGGTGGAGAGGAACGCGACCAGCCGGGCCAGCCAGCCGGCGGGCGCGTCGGATGCAGGTTCGAGGACCGGTAGCCGCGGCGGTGACGCCGGGCGAAGCAGCGCCAGCGCCTCGCTGCCGGTCAGCCGGCGAACGGGGCGTGAGAAGTCGACCCGGCCCGCGCGGTCGACCGCCCAGACCGGGATCATTCCGCCGGGATAGCGGCCCTGCCGGAAGAGATCGCGCTCCGCCTCGCGCCGGGACCGGATACCCGCGGGTCTGAGCCAGCCCATGAACGCCGCGGCCGCCGCCTTGCGATCACCCGCGTTCAGACGCCGGGTCAGTGCGGCCTTCGCAATGCCGCCGGTGTTGTAGTGAAAGCTCACCAGCGCATCGAACTCATGGCTTTCCAGCGGCACGGTCACGGCGCGCAGCACATCCGCCTCGTAACGCGCGAGGTCGGCGCGGAAGACCCGGAACGCCTCGCGGATGCCGGCTTGCGTGTCAGCGGGCATGCCGCGCGGCATGGTGGCGGGATCGGGCGGCCCGGCCTCGGCGGTGTGGCCAACGCCGAAGGTCCAGGTGCCAGTGATATCGCGGTAGGGTCCGGGCACCAGCCCCTCGTGCCGGGCCAGGGCCAGCAGGCCGCGATCTGTCATGTGCATGGGGTTACCTCAAGGCCGAGATGAGCAGGATCAGCGCCGCGACGGCCAAGCCGATGCGCAGACGGTGGGCGAAGGTCTCGCGCGGATCGCCCGCGTCGCGCCTGAGATTGCGCAGGAAGCGCGCGAGCTCAGTCATCGCCGCCGCCCCCCTTCGCGGCCCGCAGCCGGGCCAGGACGACCTCGATGAAGGCCGGGCCGAAGACGCCGACCAGATAGGCGGCGGACCCCGCCGCTCCGCCTGCGGGGATGGCCTCGGGCTGCAGTCCCAGCCAGGCCGCGATGACGGCCATCGAGAGGCTGCCCATGCCGGCGGCGATCAGCCCGCCGAGCAGGATGTGCCGGAGCGCATCGCGCAAGTGCATCTTGGTGGTCAGCGCATTCGTCGCCCCGCCGAGCGCGCCCCAGGCGGCGAGGATCACGGCCGTCGAGGCCGCAAGCTCGCGCAGGACGGCGGCCAGAAAGCCGCTATTGTCGTTCATCGCCGGATCTCCAGCAGAGGGATGGAGGTGATCGAGCCCAACCGCTCGAGATCGTGCGTCACGTCGAGCGTGTCGCTATCAAAACGGACCGGCACGTCGAATTCGAAGCCGGCGGTGATGGCAACGCCCACCGCCGGTGCGCTGTCGAAGGTCACGACGCCCATGGTGATGTCGACCGACCAGCCGCTGCCCTGCTCAGTGCCGCCAAGTGCGATGCAGACCAACCCTGCCACCGGCTTGGTGATCGTCCGCACCCATGTCTGACTGCCCGACGCGTAGCGCTTGACCAGATGGAAGGCGGTCGTCGCGCCGTCACCGGTGCCGATCGCCTGATCCGTGGACGCCGGCGCCTTTGAGGGCAGACAGGACTTGTAATCGCCCCAGTCCTTGAACCGGAAGCCGTAAAGCCGGCCGTTGCGGGCTTCAAAAAAGGCCACCACTGTGGCGAGATCGTCGGCACGGCGGATGCCGTAGGCGACATCGAACCGGCGCCGCGAGTTCGCCCAACTGGCGTTGCGTTCCTCGTCCCCTGAGGCGAGCTCGATGATCTGCGTGCGCCGCTCGGGCCCGCCGCGCGCGCCGCGGCTGATGTCGTCGGGAAACCGGACCTCGTGAAACGCCATGGCAAGTCTCCGTGGTTCGTGCTCTGTCCGCCGCAACCGGTTCCGTCGACCGGCACGCTCGAACCAGTGGCGCGTGCTGGTCGACTGCGGAACGCACTCACAGCCCTCTCCGGCCCATGGAGACCGCGCGGGCGATATCGGCCGCGATCTGCGTCCGTGATTGCCGGAAGCTTTCGGCGTCGCGGGCGTGGATGTTGATGGTGACAGCACCGCCGGCGCCGTAGCCTCGCGCCTCGCGGCGTGAGAGCACGCGCTCGCCGCGCTGAAGGATCGCCGGGACTTCGTCCGACTTGAGCCCGGCCCAACCACCGCCATGCATCCGCGGCGCGGCGGCGAAGGCCATCGCCGGGACCATGCGCGCGGGCCCGTCGCCACCCACCATGCCGCCGGCATGCAGCACGCCCGCGAAGAGCCCGCCGGCGCCGCCGAGAATGCCACCGAGCGCCTTGGAGATCGGCCCGAGGATGAAGCGGCGCGCGGCGAGCTTGGCGAGATCGGCAATGAGCGACGTGACCAGATCGCGGAAGTCGAGCTTGCCGGTCTTCACGAACTCGGCCACCGCGTCCTCGGCGCTGCGAAACGCGCCCACGAGGTTCTGGCCGATATCGTCGCCGATCTCGCGGGCCTTGCCAGCATAGTCGGAGAGCGTCGCCGTGACCGCCGCCCAGCCGGTGGCGGCCTCTTCGGCCCCCTTGGCCGTCGCCCTCCCGGCAGCACGGCCGGCCCGACCGGCGGTGTCGAGCGCGTCGCTCACCCGATCGGCGGCAGCCGTGGCATCGTCAAGCGCATCCGCGCCATCCTCGCCGCTGGTCCGCATCGCTGCCCGGAGCGTGTCCACGGCCTCCCGCACGCCATCGAAGGCATGGGCCCGGGTGTCGGTGGCGCGGCCGTGATAGACATCGGCCCTGTGCCCGGCGTTGCTGGCGGCATGCTCCAGCATCGAGGCTTGAGCTTCCGCGCCGATCACGTCGATCCGCATGTCGGCGCCGATCTTCTCGGAGACCGCGTTGAAGGTCGGCCCGATCCGGCCGAGAAAATCCGCCCATTTCCGGGAGAGAAATCCCATGAGCCGCAGCCAGATCGCCTCGATATCGGCGCGCATGGCGCGGAAATCGTCCACGAAGGAGGCGACCGTGACCTTGATCCCGTCCCAGACCGCGCTTGCGACGTTGCCCATGAGCTTCAGCGCCTCGCCAAAGCCGCCCGCGCCGCGCACCAGACGCGTGAACTGGTAGACGATCTCGCCGGCGCCGACGATCAGCGCCCCGATGCCGGTGCGGATGAGCGCGCCGCGCAGGATAACGAGGGCTGTCGCGAGGCCGCGGACCGAGAGCGCGGCGACGGCGAGCCCCGCGGCCCAGCGGCCGGCGAGGAAGGCGGCGAAGGTCGCCGCGTAGGTGCTGAGACGGCCGATGTTGTCGAAAAGCGCCTTGATGGCCTGGCCGAGCGGGCCGGTGCGGCTCGCGACCGCCGCCATCGCGTTGGCCACTGCCTCGAGCGCCGGCGCCGCGGCGACGGCGAGCTGGTTCGAGAGCCCGCGCCAGATCAGCCCGAGCCGGGAGATGGCGTCGTTGGTGCGCTCGATCTGATCGGCGTCCTGTTCCGAGACCACGATCCCGAAGGCGCGCACGTCGTCCGTGGCCTGGCGCAGGCTCAAAGTGTCGATCCGGCTCATGGCGATCGAGCCTTCCTCGCCGAAGAGCTGCCCCGCGACCGCCGCGCGCTCGGCCACCGGCACGAAGTCCTCGATGGCCGCGTTGATTGCCCCCACGCGCTGGTCCAGCGGCAGGGCGATCAGCTCATTGGCCGAGAGCCCGAGCCGGTCCAGCGCGTCGGCGGCGGGGCCGCCCTTTGCCGCGGCCTGGCTCAGACGCCGGGTCATGTCCTTGGTGGCCTGCTCGATCCCGGACATCGACACGCCGGCCAGTTCCCCCGCGCGCTCCAGCGTCTGGATCGAGGCGACCGTCGTGCCCAGCGACTGCGCCAGTTTCGCCTGCGCATCGACCGTCTGGAGGCCGGACCGGACCATGGCCACGCCCGTGGCCATCGCGGCGGCCACCGCGGCGGCGGCCGCAACCTTGACCCGGCGCGAGAAGGCCGCCATCCGCACATTGGCCGCCTCCATCTCGCGGCTGAGCCGACCGAAGCCGCGGGCACCCGCCTCGCCGACACCCTCCAGTTCGGCGCGCACCTGTCGCCCGCCCACGGCCGCGAGGCGGACGCTGACCTTCTTCTCAGCCATTTTTCGATGCCTCCGGTTTACGAAGTTTCAGTGATGAGGGCGCTGTAGCGCCCCTTGAAATATGTATCGTGACGTGATACATGAGCCGATGATCGTCAGCACGAAGGGCAAGCGCGCGGCGAACGCGGTGGCAGACCGGTTCGGCAAGGGTTTCCCGGCCGATCTGGTCAAGCGAACGCGGGCGATGCTGTCGGCACTCGATGCCGCCATGGTTCCCGAAGATCTCCGGTTTCCGCCGGGCAATCATCTCGAGGAACTGAAAGGCGACCGGGCCGGGCAGCATTCGGTGCGCTTGAGCGGCCAGTGGCGCATCTGCTTTGTGTGGACCGATCAGGGGCCAGCCGATGTCGAGATCGTCGACTACCATTGAACGGGCATTGAAAGGACGCGACATGACACTGATGAAGACCCCCTCTCACCCCGGCGAGGTCCTGTCCGAACTGTATCTGGAGCCGCTCGGCATGAGCCCGATCGCGCTCGCCAGGCGCCTTCACGTTCCCCGCACGCGGATCGAGCGGCTGGTGAAGGGCGAAACCGCCCTCACCGTGGATACGGCGGTGAGGCTCGCGACGTTCTTCCGGACCACGCCGGAATACTGGATGAACCTCCAGCGCGCTTGGGATCTCGCGCGGGCGCGGGAGGCGATCGACGTCTCAGACATCACGCCGCTCGAGGCCGCCTGACGCCATCTGCTCGTTGAGCCTCAAAACCATCACCGCCTCGATGACGGGCAGCAGTTCGGCCGCGGCGAGCGGCGGCACGCCCAGCGCATCGCCGAGCGCGAGCGCGGCCGACATGTCCCAGCCGACAACTGCACCGGGCAGCACACGCAGCTGGCCACCGAGGCGGCCGACCAGGTCCCAGACCTGCCAGCCCTCGAATGTGACGGGACGGTTCAGCCGCGCCGGGCAGTTTTCGCACGCTTGCGCGCAGGCGTCGCAGTAGCGATCGCCCCCGCCGAAAGACCATTCGGCGAGAGCGCGGAGACGTTTTTTTCCTGTTCCAGCAGCAGGCCCTTCGAGACATAGATCAGCTGGAACGCCTCGAAGACCGGCCAGACGTCGAGCAGCGCGTCGATGGCCTCCGGGCTGGGATCGATGGCGTTGCCGTCAGCATCACCAATACCCTCCCATGCAAGCACGGCCCGCCGCGCCAGCGCCTTGGCGAAGGCAACGGCGCGTTCCTCGTCGCTGGCCTCATCTGGCAGGCTTTCGACAACCGGATCGCTGCGCGTCGCGACCATCACGGCCGTCGTCAGCGGGCGGAGTTGCACCCGCACGCCGGGGGCAAGGTCGTGCCAGCGCGGCGCGTTGGTCAGATCGAGAGTCAGCATCAATATACCTCAAGGTCGTTGATCAGGGTCGCCGTACACATCCGCCCAACCGTACTGTCGCGGGCGGCCTGCCAGTCGAAGGTGGCCTGCACGCCCTGCGGACCGGAGATCTCGATGCGCGGGCGCGGCAGGTAGACGGCGTGCACGGTCAGGCGCAAGCTCTCGCCCGAGGGCAGCGCGTAGGCGAACTCAAGCTCGCAGGGATCGCCATTGATCGCCTGCGTCACCAGCGTCTGATCGGCGAAGCGCACCTCGATGGAGCCGGTCAGCGCGGCGATTGACGGGTCTGCCCCGTCAATGCGGCCGTCCGAGCGGATGGTTTCGATCCGGTCGAGGTTGTTGGCATAGGTGATGTCGGCTGAAACCACGTTGCCGAGGGCAGAGCCGTTACGGGTGATGGCTCCGTTGAAATGGCCGAAGCGCCTGAGCGTCAGATCAGCGGGCGTCCCTGCGCTGGTCGTCGTGCCCACGATCTCACCCTGCGCCACCAGCCGGGCGGTTGCGGTCAGCAGGCCAGAGCGCTGCATCTGCCAATTGATCTGGTCGAGGACACAGCCGGAATACATCGCAAAGCGCGGCACCTCCGGCATGCCGGTCTCGATCGAGAGGCTCGGCAAGACCCACGCGCCCGACTGGAACTCGTGCGTCCAGGGGTCAGTGCCGGTGGTAACAGGCTGACCGAACGCCGCCTTCAGCCAGAACCCGAACGCCTCCGCGTCGATCGGAACGACCACATCGCCGTCGGCCGTCACCGCGTCCTTGATCGGCGCCAGCGGATCGCGGCCGTAGCCCAGAAGTTCGGAATTGAGCAGCGGCTGCTCCGCGCCGAGCGAGGTGCTGGCGAAGGGCAGCCTCAAAAAGCCGCTCACCGGCGGCGTGCCATAGACTGTCTCGAACGCAAGCGCCAGTCTAGCCCGCGCTCCTTGGGCTCGTGCCATGGTGATCTCCTTGAACCTGCTTTTTGATCTATGAACCTGCTTTTTGATCTATCTTCTGCCAGCCAGGACCGATTACTCTCGGTCGGGATGCCAGAACCGTTCCGGCAGGAAACCCTGAACTCTCTATCCGATTGGATCCGCAAACATGTCCCAGTCACCCGACGCACCAGGCGGCCAGCCCTCAGCCGGGTCCCGAGGCGGGCGATCGCATTTCGCGGTTGGCGCAAAACTCACCGGCGAACTTTCCGCGCCCGGCGCCCTGGAACTGCTGGGGCATGTCGAGGGAAAGGTCTCTGCAGATGCCATCATCATCGAGGACAGCGGTTCGGCCATTGGCGAGCTTCAGGCCAGAAGCATCGCGGTCAAGGGACGGTTCGAGGGCAAGATATTCGGCGGCGATGTCAAGCTGCACTCGGGCGCCAGAGTCTCCGGCGAAATCTCCTACACGACCCTGACGATCGAAAGCGGTGCCGAGGTCAACTCGTCCTGCTCCCGCAAGGTGCAGAGCGAAACCTGAGAACCTGATCCAGTCAGGCCAGCGGATCAGCCGTGGAATAGTGAAGAACCACTGGGATCACGGCCGCCTTCAGGCTGGCCGCGCCCTCGACTGGCAGGTCCACGGGGCGCGGCGCTTCCGCCTCGACCCAGTCGCAGAGCCCGTCCAGCGTTCGGTCGGCGGCGAGCGTTCCGCCGATGCTGGCGCAGAGCGTATCGAAGGCGGCGTCACGGTCTCCGCACTGAACGACCGCCTCGATTTCGGCGCGGTGCTGGTAATGATAGCGCAGCGGTGACAGCGTCACCTCGGGCGCGCCCGGTTCGCCGTCGCGCAGGATCAGCAGGCCCTCGGTCGGCACGCGCTCGGGCAGCACCTCACCGCGGAGCGCGGTGGCGGGCAGTGCCGCAAGCCGGGTATGCAGCGCGGCGAGGATGGTTTCGCGGGGGGTGGGCATAGTGCGCCTTGTGGATTAGGTTGAAGCTTCGACCACGATCGGCAGGCCGATCACTGCCCTCCTGTCAAGCGCAAATCTTGACATGTACGGCGTTATACCGTACATATGCCGCGAAGGAGACCAATCATGTTTGCCATCCCAGAAACGACACCCACAGCGGGCAAGATGGAAGCGCGCAAGGAATTGCGTCTGCATCGCGCCGATGAAGAGCGGATCAAGGCCGCTGCGGCCGCGACCGGCCTGCAGGAAGCCGACTTTATCCGTCAGGCCGCCCTGCTGCGCGCGCAGGAGGTGGAGCAGCGCATGTCACTCTCCATCCTGCCTACCGAAGCCTTCGAGGCATTTCGGAAAGCCGTCGAAGCCCCGGGTAAGGTAGTGCCGGGTCTGGCGCGCGCAGCCGAAGCGTCGAAAGGCCTCCTCAAGGATGCCGACTGACACCACAGCGAATACACCCGCCCTGACAATCGCCAAATTCGACAAGGCGCTGCATGACCGCAGCGCCTTTTCTTGCGGCTTTGGGCCAATCGACAACTTCCTGAAATCCTCGCTCTCAAGCCAGATCAAGGCCGACATGGTGACCGCATGGATTGCCACTGCCGAGGGCGATTCTGCCGTTCTTGGCTTCTACACTTTGGGTGCGATGGCGGTCCGAGCCAACCTCGGTCCGAACAAACGGCAGCGCGCCGGAGTGCCGGACATACCGGTGATCTACGTCCGTGCCGTCGCCGTTCGCGAGGACATGCAGGGAAAGGGGCTTGGCACCGCCCTCCTTGTCGACGCCATGAAGCGCTGCCTTGGTATCTCGGAGCAAGTGGGCGCGGCGGCTATCGTTCTCGACGTGCTTGAAGACAAGCATTTCGAGCGCCGCTGGGAGTTCTATTCCGATCTCGGCTTCCAGCCGCTGGGCGACCCCGACAACCTGCACCGTGTTTTCATCCCGATGGCAGATGTCCGGGCAAGCCTTGGCTGATCTGTCTTGCACGATCACAGCCGCTCGTCCACCCAGTTCGCCACGATCAGCCCCGGCACGCTGTCGAGCGCCCGAGCCGCATCCCGGTCCAGGTCCAGCCGTTTCGGCAGCTTGACCTGCGGCACCAGCAGGAAGATCGGCGCGGTGACCTTGCCGCGCCCGGTCTTCGAGCGTGATACCACCGCCTGGCCTTTTGTATTCAACCGCCCCTCCGCCACCAGCAGGCTCGGACCCGTGCGGCGGTAGACGAAGCGCAGGCGCAGGCCGCGCCGCCGTTCCCACTCAAGGGGTGTGATCCGGCCGCCGCGTGTGGATTTTCCTGCGGCAGGCAGCGGGATTGCCAGCCAGACTCCGTTTTTCGAGCGGATCAGCGGGCCGGTGTCGTGCGCGCCGATGATGACCGGGGCCTTGGACCAGACCAGCGCGGCGGCGTCGAGGCTCTCGCCGGACCTCGGGAAGTTCTGACTGCGGATCGAGTTGGCGAGCCGCCGCCCGAGCCCCGCTTGCGCGATCTGCCCGCGCCAGGCGGCCTTGAGCCCGGTGCCGGCCTCGCGCATGGCAGCGGTGACGGCCTTTTCGCCCGCAGCCACTTCCGCTTCCATCATCGCGACGATGTCGGGATCGATGTCAAGCTTGAGCTTCATCGCGGGTCACGCCGGGCGCAGGTCCACCGTCCAGACCAGCCGCTCGCGGTCACGGACAGGCTCGCCCTGGATGAGGAAGGCCTCGCCGTCGATCTCGATCTGGTCGCCGGGCCGGGGCTGCGGCACCTCGGCGGCGCGCAGATCGATCCGGGTTGTCTCCGACCAGAGCCGGGCGTCGCCGAAGTCGGTGATGGCGTCGGTGCGCCGGGCGACGATGCGCACCAGCACCGGCGCGCCGCCCTCGGGCATGTAGGTGGCCTCGCGGGCGATGTTGGGATCGGCGAAGAGGGTGTCGATGGCAGCGGCAAGGATGGACATGGCACTGCCGGTCAGTTCGAGCTGAAGAGCCGGATCGCCAGACGCGGGCGCTTGTTGACCGGCAGGACCGAGGCCTCGGTCATGAGATCGATCCAGCGGCCCCTGGCATCGATCATTTGGCGGGCATAGAGCGGCAGGCCGACGGTGTTGGCGGTCTCCAGAAGGTTGGCGGGCCCGCCATAGGTGGTGAAGGTGTCGAACGTGCCCATCGGAAAGGCGATGCCCTCGCCGGTGGGGATCAGCCGCTCCGAGGTGCCGTTCGAGAGCGTGACCGAGCCGTTGTATTCCTCGAAGAGGATGCCCGCGAAGGGAAAGGCGCGGCGCATGTCCTCGCGCAGCGGCTGGCCGCCGGTGGCCGAGAAGAACTTGTAGGCATCCTCGGTCTTCGGGTGGCTGATCAGCTTGTCGAAGAACTCGGAGCTCACCAGCGCGTGCGCCGTGGTCATGGTCTCGCCCAGAAGGTTGTCCTCGATCGCGCGCAGGACGGTGCGCACCTTGGCCTGGATGTTGGTGCCGGCGGTGCCGAAGACGAAGTCGACCGAGATCTGCGCGATCCCGAACTCCGAGAAGTAGTCGTAGAGCGTCGTGCCCGCGCCATCCTTGACGATGCCGCGCAGGGCGTTCATCTCCATGTATTCGCGGGTCTGGGCATGCTTGCGGCGCATCAGTGTCAGCTTGCGGTTCATCACCTCGACCAGCGGGTCGGCGGCGTCCGAGACGCCCAGCGCGGGCATCCCCTGGATGTCGGCGGGCAGGATCACGTCGTCATGCGGGATCCACGGCAGCGCGAAGGATCGCATCGAGCGCTGCTCGCGGTTGCCGACAGTGGCGGGCGCGCCGAGCGGCACCGAGGGCAGCAGGCTGAGCACACCTTCGCGCTGCTCGATGACGATGGAGCGCTGCGTGACGCCCTCGAAGCGGAAGAGGCCGATCTGGCCGAGGCGGGTGTAGAGGTTCGGCAGGATGTTGATGGCCTGCGTCATCTCGGCGAGCGAATAGCCGCCCGCGTCGAACGGGTTGCGGGTGAGGGTCATGGGAAACTCCGGGGAAAGGGGGGGGCGGGAAAAAGGACTTTGGTGCGCGCGCGGCCGGATCAGGCGGTGTCGCGGGTAACGATCCCCAGCGCAGCGAGCTGGCCGATCTTGGTGGTGATTTTACCTGCATCATTGACGGTGCCGTCGTAGGCCAGCGCCGCGCGCGAGACGATGGCAGGGCCGCGCACGAGCACCACGCCCACTGCATCGGCGAGGGTTGCGTCGACGGCGTAGAGCAGCACGGCGGCGGCTGTCTCTGATCCATCAGTGCCGGTGTCGGGGGAGAGCGTGTACTTGCCACTGGCGGTGACGCGCCCCAGCACGGAGCCGACCGGATAGGGCATGCCCGTCAGCAGGGTCACGGTCTTGCGGGTGTAGTTCGGGTTGACCTCGTATTTGAGGACGTCGCCCATGCCGGGCGGTTGGGTCAGGACAGTCATGATGGGGCTCCATGCGAAAGGGGCAAAAGACATCTCCCGCCGAAGCGGTGCGGCGGGGGCTCGGTCGAACGATGCAGGATGGTGCGGCTGCGGATCAGCCTTTCACGCCAGCCGCGGCGGCGCGTTTCGCGGCCGCGACGATCGGGCTTTCCTGCGCTTGGGGCAGCACCGGCGACGGCGGTGTGGCGACGATGTCGCGCGCGTCCGAGGCGGCGCTGGCGCGCTCGAGGACCAGCCGGCGCAGGGCCTCGGGCGTGGTGGCGTCGCGCAGCGCCCTGGCCGCGTCAATGGCGACGCCGAGGCGGCCCGCCTGCGCCGCGATCTCGGCGATCTCCGCCGCGGCCTCGCGAAGCTGTGCCGAGATCTCGGCCAGGTTGCCCGGCGTGGCGGCGGCAGACGCTTCGGGGGCAACGGCCGCGACGGGCGGCGCCGCGGGTGCCGCATCGCCTCCGGTATCGCGCTGGCCATCGCCCTGGCCATCGCGCGGACCTTCGGCGTCCGTGATGCCGTCCTGCGCGGTGTTATCATCATTGCTCTTCTGGGTCATGGCGGTCTCCTTTCGGGTCTGGGTCGGGTTTCCGGTCTGGGCGAGGGGTGCGTGCCGGGCGCGCGCAAGCGAGCGGGTGGGGCCGTGCGCGACCTGCTGCCGGAAGGCGGCAAAGCCGCGCGCGAGATCGGTGACCTCGTCGGCAAGACCCGCGGCGACGGCATCGGCGCCGCGACAGGTCGCGGCCTCGGTGGCGAGCGCGGCCTGCTGGCCGAGCCGCCCGGCGCGGCCGGCGGCGACGGTTTCGGCGAAGAGGAGCCGCAGCCCGTCGATCTCGCGCTGGATGGCGTCGCGGACCGCCTCGGGGAGCGGCTCATACGGATTGCCGTCGACCTTGTGGCGGCCGGAATGGATCAGGGTCACGCGCACGCCGTTCTGATCGAGCTGGCCGCTGAGATCGGCATGCATCACCACGATCCCGATGCTGCCCAGTGCGCCGGTGCGCGGCAGCAGGATACGGGTTGCCTGGCTCGCCAGCGCATAACCGGCCGAGAAGGCATGCTCGGCCACAAACGCCCAGACCGGCTTGTCGCGGCGCAGCGCGCGGATGCGGTCGGCCAGATCGAACACGCCCGCGACTTCGCCGCCAAAGCTGTCGATCTCCAGCGCCACGCCGCGCACCGACGGGTCGCTGGCTGCGGCCTCGATCTGCGCGGCGATCCCCTCATAGCTGGTCTGGCCCGAGGACTCCCCGATCCAGCCGCCGCGATGGATGAGCACGCCGGAGATTTCGATCACGGCGATACCGTCCACCAGCGTGTAGGGCGCGTCGCCCTGCTGACGCAGGCTCTCGGATAGGCCACCGGCGAGGATGCTGGCGCGGGCAGGCAGCGCGGCAGTGTCGGCTGCGTCATGCACATCATGGTCCGCCAGTTCGATCTGCCGTCCGAGGATGCGGGGGCCGAGGCCCGACAGAAGCGCCATGGCTTTCGACGGCTCGACCAGCAGCGGCGTGTTGAAGGCGCGCGCGGCAATGCGGGCGTGGAGCAT